GCATCTTGATTCTCTGCACGGAGAACAGCAGGTGTGTTTGCAGCTCTGGCATCAGGATTAATCGCATTATCTAAGAATGCAAAGCTTTTAACCTGTGAAGATTTGAAATTCTGATTAGCGTCTGGATCTGCACTCATTACGTATTATTCCTATCCAAAAACTCATAGGCAAGATCGACAGTTCGATCTTCTCCTTTTGAATCAACAATAAACTTATGAAAGATTTTAGCAGCTTTCTCTATAGTCTCTGCATTTCTAAATGCTGAACCATATAGCTCTGGATTGCGATGTAACTCCTGCAGTAAGAATTTGGTTTGGTTAACTGCTTCGCTTCTGTCCAAACCTTTTTCAAAGCAGTAATTATTAAACTTAATTAAAAGCGCACCAGAAAAACCATATACCCCAAACGATTCAACTCTTATAGGATCTGTCCTGATACTATAATCAGTGGCAACTTTTTTAATTAATACTTTATCTTTAATCTTAGCCATATCAAATAGTTCCTTCTTGGGATTTGATATAAGCTGCCATTACTGCTGCAGCCTCATCAGTCATGCCGTCTTGCTTTGCCATATCAAATACAATATTCTCTGTAGCTGTATTTACTGAGATAGTTGTACCTGTTTGTATAGTAGGAGCTTGTCCTATAACAGATTCAATTTTAGTTGGCTGAATTTTTTTCTCAGGAGTAATATCTGTTCCAGATGACAATTCTCTTTTAGGTATTGTTCCAATTACCACAGGATTCTGAGAGTGCTTACCGTCCATAAACATTCCAAACACCCAACAGCCTTGCTGAATACCAGTCGGGCTTCTACCAATACCAGATACGCCACCAAAATGACCAGGAATCAGTACTGTTGCCCATGGTAGCTTATCAGTAGGCACTTCGTCAAGATATGCATTATGTATTCCAAAGATTCGCACACGTACACGACCAAGTTGTTCTGGGTCAGTTTTATTATCTTCGACTACGCCTATAAACCAACGTACGTTGTCACCATAGTATTCTGTCTGAATAGTGTTTAATAAGTCTGCCATTTATTTCGCCCTATTCAATTTGCTATCTTCATCAGCCAGAGCAGGAAGAGTATCGCTCTTAGTTACAGTTAGGGTAGATGTCCATTGGTTATTAAAGATAACGTGCTTAACAGCATAGATCAAATAGTTACCAGATCTCTTTTTATCTTTCATATCTTCTTTTGTCACATCATCTTGATCTGCAGGAATGTCTTTAGTGATGTAGACATCTACCATCTTACCTAAGCGATCTAGCCCTAGCTCTAAACCTGGTACTGCAATGTTGATTGGTGCTTGAGCCATAAAGTTATAAAGTGCTTGAGACTCACCTTTTCGCTTATGTCTATCCATATCCTCTTCTTCATTGTAAGAGAAGATTCCATCATCAAACAGTTTTCTAGTAACGACCTGTGTAGAGTAAGAGTTCTGACCTTCATGATACGGTCTGCCAATTGTAAACGCTGGATCGTAATTATGCTCTGTAGTACCATTCGGCTTAGGAAGCTTATCTAATGGCGTAGGCAGGTCAAAGATCTTTTCATGACTACCTAGCTCATAGGTATCAACATAGTTATAGTACGCACCATAGACGTTTCTTGTCATGGATAGAAGCGTATCCTCGTTGTTGCCGATAGAATATCCTGAGATTTTTCTTTTAAGAATATCATAGTCTTCTCTACCACCAATCTTAGAATCAGAGGTTCTAGCAAACGTATAAGGATCACCTTTATTGAATGCACTTTGACCAAGGAGAGTATCTAAGCTTTTCATCTGTAATTCATCATCTACCATAGTAGAATACAAATAGAAAGGTGCACCGGTTGACGTTGTACATCTGCTAGTCATCCACATAGCTGCAGCCAATGGAGTAATCGTAAACGGGAATATTACTCTCATCTGACTTTGGTATGAACTTTCAGTGCTAACCTCTACTCCTAGTTGTTCTAGACATACGTCTGCGCATATGGTCTCTGGCTTACCTTCATAGACTTTACTAAATCGGGTAGAGTTGTTAAGCATCGCATGCTCTTCGACAAGCTTAACAACATATGTGGACGTACCATCGTTAAGTTTTTGACCAAGCTCTACACCCATGCAGATAAACTCTTTGGAGATAATAGGCTTAAGATCTTTATCAATCACTACAAGAGTAACTCTTTCCTGACCGATAAATGGTGCAGCATTAGATGCGTTGGACGAGTCAATCACGATAATCTGTGCGGTCATATAAGGCAGACCGATGTTCTCAAAGATCTTAATCTCTGGAACAATAGCAGAAATATCTTTGGTAGCGAATCTAGAAGAAGATACGAATACCTTAGTCTGACCTACATAATATGGGGTAAACTCTTGAATCTCTGCCATTAGTAACCACTACTACCACTTGTTGATGTTGTCACTGCAGTATTAGAAGTGCTAACCTCTGGTGTAGAGGTGTACAGACTGGTTCCTTGAGATGCTGGGCTAACAATAACTTCTTCTGAAACAGCCTCACCAAGAATACGGCGGAACTGCTCGTCAAAGGACTGAATGTTTTCTGGTCTTAGAACTTTAATGGTTTTGAGCGTTGCATTCTGCTCTACATATCTTTCTAAGAAAGTCTTTGGAGTAAGGATAGCTGGCTCAAGCGCGTCATAGTTATCTACAATGTAATCATCAAACCTTCTCTTCAGTTCATCATATGCATCATCCTTAGAGGTAAAGTCTGTGATGTTAACAGTGTCAGTACCTGTACCGCCAAATGCAGTTAGGATAGTGGCAGGATTTGCTGCACCTGTTGCATTTAGTACCTTAACCGTGGTAGTCGATCCTGAGTTAAGAGTTGTACTAGAATAAAGTGCTTTATAGAAAGTTTTGGTTTCAGGTGCTGCTGCAGTACCTGCTGCGACCTTGGTATAATCTGGCACAGTGTACTTGATCAGGGTGCCAATGGTATCTGTGTTTCCTCCGCCTGCTACATCAATGAGCTTATCTACAAGGAAGAAGTAATCAAACTCAATTGCGATTCTACTTGATTTAATATCAGATGCTGTAGCCGTTGCCAAGTCACTAGAAATATAAGCACCGCCAGAAGCAAGATAAGCTCCTAAGTTGGCTGTGATAATATTAGTAAATGCTGTTAGGACCGCAGTTGAGTAAGCTGGATCTGACTCGGTTTGTCTTAAAACATTAGTGAAGAGAACGTTAAACTCAGCAAGACTAAGTGGAAGACCGACTTCTTTCTTCTGGTTAAAAAGTAACAGAGCTGTAAAGAGCAGCTGAAGAATGTTAGCACCGGGGAGTAGGTTACCCAAGAGAGACACAGTATTTGCTTCGCTAAGGGTAAGTTCTTTATCTAGATTATCGAATGTAGACAATGTTACAGGCTTATCCAAATCGAACAGCCATGCGCCACCTGTTGAAATACCATCGCCTGTAGTATCTGTAATTTGATACGTAGTTGTGTTTACTTCAAAGTTCTTTAGAGGCGATAGCGAAGTAGCGCTTGTGGCCAAGGCAGCTGCTTCTGCTTGCTCTTGAGTATATCCCTGTGCTAGGAACGTTGGAACAAGAAGTGCAGATTCTGCAGCAACGATAGTAGCAATAGTGGTTGCATCTGGAACCGGATTAGTAGCACTAGCAGCAGCTGATGGATTAAAGTAAATGGCAATACTTGTCAAATCGCCAGATGTAATATCAGCGGTAGGATTAATATAATAATAGTTTGTCGGGCTGTACGTAGCGTCAATGTGGAATCTCTGTACGTACGGAGCACGTGGGAAAATATCAACGTGTTCACCATCACCATTCTCATAGTGATGTTTAGCATTAAATTCGTCTACAACACGATCAATTCTCATAGATGGAGCACCAACAGATTCTACGTCCGCATCTTGCACCACTCGAATACTTTCTGCGTCCTCATCATCTTCAAACGGAATAATAGCTGTTGCACTTTCGTTCGGTCCAGGGGTCGGGTTAGGAATAGGTTGTACAATAATCTGACCCATGTCAGGTCTTCTTCTAATAACCTTACCGTGTGCACCAGAGTTCAGACCACGGATAGTATCTCCAACCTGGAATCTTCCAGTCATATTCTCGCGAGTAACTAGAACCTTATTAGGATATTCTTCCTTGGCCTTCTGCGTAATTGCCTGATCGGATAAAGGCCAACCTCTTAACTTCAGATCATCATTCAGCAAAAAGAATGTCCAGTAGTAGTCTGGCGTACCGTACAGTGCCTGAGATACAGTATCAGGTCTGTCACCTGCTCGGATAGGATATTCTTTATAGTAAGAAGCGTCATCCTTAATACGGTCGATTAGGTCAATGTATACCCCAATGTCTTGTACGACAGACGTTGTAGACTGACCACCAAAAGGATATCTAATTTTCGGATATTTAGTAAAGTATGACATTAGAATCCCTGCTCGATTTCTTTTTTGTCCAACGGTCTTTCTTCCATAAAGTTCAGAGAAAGCTGAGTCTCGTTAAATCTACCGTCTTTAAAGAACGAGGAAGATCGTGGATTGAATACTGTATTGACACTTGTTAAGTAACATGGAAGAATCTTAGGTGCGTCTTCCATAACCTTTCCACCATAAAACATTTTGATATTAAATGTAGTAGGAAACTTATATGCTAATCCTGCACCAATCTTTTCTGGGTAAGCGTTAATACGGAAGAACTTAACAATATTATTAATTGCCGTAGCTTCTGTTGCAGTTGACGGAGAAAGTAAAAATGTAAAAGTAAAGTTACGAATAGCTACATCACGGAACAGTGAGCGCTTATGGGGATTAGCGGTAATACCAGTAGCAGATGAAATCCCATCAGCAACCTCCCCAGCAAACAGGGTTTGCGTCAGGAGGTTAGCAAAAGCTGCTCCGTTTTCCTTAGCGTAATCCTGAATTTTACTAACATTACCCATAGTTCCTTCGACTGTAGATAGCTCTGCCAATCTAGAAGTCATAGAATTAATAGCACCAGCAACTCCTTGATTGGCAACAGATTTAGCAGCTGTTTCTGCACCTAACCCAGCCAGATTCAAATTGGCATTATCATATACAATACCATCAGAGAAGTTAATAGCTTCTGGAAGATAAAGAATTGCTGGACCTCCATCTGCTCCTCCTGAACCCTCTGCAGCAGCTCTTGATCCACTAGAACTCTTGGCCGAGAACATTACAGAAGCTTTATATTTTTCATCTGGTGTCTGTGGGAATTTTAAGCCTTCAGCCATGTTTATTCCTAAATAAATACATATTGGTTTAAATTATTTATACGGCGGACAATGAAGACTTACAAAGGTAGATATAAGGTAAAGAAACCAGAGAAGTATTCAGGCGATCATACTCAAGTTATTTATAGATCATATTGGGAAAAGTTCGCCTTTATGTGGTGCGAAGATCAGAGTCAAGTCAAGTCATGGTGCTCTGAGGAAACTGTTATTCCGTACATCAGTGCGGTTGACAATAAATATCATAGATACTTTGTGGACTTATTAATTAAGACCAAGCAAGGTAAAACTATCCTGGTTGAAATTAAACCTAAGAAGCAGACCAAGCCTCCTCGAGGCAAGAAGAAAACTAAGAGATTTATTAACGAGTCATTAGAGTATGTTCGTAATCAGTGCAAGTGGAAAGCAGCCAAGGAATACTGTCTAGACCGTGGCTGGGAGTTTCAGATCTGGACAGAAGATACACTAAGACAAATGGGAATGAAGGTATAATGTCAAACCTTTTTCAGAAGTTAGAAATCGAAGCATTCCGCGCAGGCATCACGCCGCGCTCACGGGAGTCTATGAAATGGTTTCAACAAAAAGCACAACAACTTCGTCCTAGCAGATCTTCTCTTCTTAAAGATGAATCAGTGACACTGACTAATCGACCTAGAGTTGGTAGTATGTTTATGTACTTCTATGATCCCAAGACAAAAGAAACATTACCATATTACGATAGGTTTCCTTTGACTATTATGGTTGGTCCTGCACCAAAAGGCTTCTACGGTCTTAATCTGCACTATTTGCCATTAGACTTACGTGCCAAACTGCTAGATTCCTTGCTGGACACTATAAATAATAAAAGGTATGACGACTCTACTCGATTCAGACTGTCTTATGATATGTTAAACCGAGCATCTAAGATGAAGGCATTTAAACCTTGTTTTAAAAGGTATTTGACTTCACACGTTAGGTCTAGACTTGCTCGGGTAGATGCACCAGAATGGGAAATCGCAACATTCTTACCGACAGCAGACTTTGAGAAGGCTTCGCTCAGAAAAGTTTATAGTGACTCTAAAAGAAAGATTGCTGCGTAATGGCTACAATAGAAAATCTTAAAGGCGCCTTCAGTCAAGGTCCAGCATTACCAAATAGGTACAAGATCATGATTCCTGGTATGCCTGAAGGTGATGTGTTCTGTCAGGCAACCAATCTTCCTGGGCGTCAGATCACAACTAACCCACGTACAATTGGCATGCTGACTCAGAAGATGCCATACGGGTTTATCTTTGATGATGTAAATCTTCTGTTCTTGTTAGATGGTAGCTATACTATGAAGACATACTTTGAGGAATGGCAGAACGATATTTACAACGAAAATGACTCTTACGAACTTTCCTACAAGAATGAATATACACGCGAAGTGAATATTGAACAGCTTGACAAAGAAAGCGAAAAGTCTATCTATGGGGTGAAGCTCAAAGGCGCTTTCCCTGTTACAATTAATCCAATTGAATTAAGTGACGGGCTTACCGGTCAGGTCACACAACTGAGTGTCCAATTAGCATTTACTGATTGGGAAAAATTATAATAGTATGGAGACCATATAATGGCTTTACCTAAACTTAATGATACTGTCAAATATACCACCCAGGTACCTTCGACAGGCGAAGAGATTCGATTTCGACCATTCCTGATTAAGGAAGAAAAAGTATTACTTCTTGCCATGGAATCACAAGATGGTAAGATGATTCTTCAGTCTATCTTAGATACGATTGCAGCATGTGTAGAGGAAGACATTCGCTTTGATAAGCTTCCACTGTTTGACATTGAGTATCTGTTCCTACAGATTAGATCTAAGTCTGTTGGTGAAACATCTGATGTTAAGATCAAGTGTAAGAAGTGCGAAGAGTACAACGACGTTACAGTTAACTTAGATGATATCAAAGTTGCTGTACCCAAGAAGGCTAAGACGATTAAGCTTGATGATACTTATAGCCTAGAAATGAAATACCCTAGTGTTACTGATGTAATGAACTCTGGCATCTTAACAGATGATATTCCAGTATCTGAAGTGACCTTTAAATCGATTGGTATGTGCATCCAAGCAGTACTGACAGAAGACGAGAAGATCTTGCTCAGTGATGAACCACAAGAGGAAGTTGATAACTTTGTCAACTCTCTGAACACCAAACAGTTTAATGATATTAAGAAGTTTGTAGACACGATTCCACAGCTTAAGCACAAGATCGAGTTTGCCTGTACATCATGTGAAGAATCCAATACCGTCAACTTACAAGGAACCGACGATTTTTTCTAATAAGCCTCTCTCATGAATCGCTGGTTAACTTCTACGAAACGAACTTCCAGCTCATACATCATTTTAAATATTCTTTGACAGAGATCGAGAATATGATGCCGTGGGAGAGGGAGATTTATCTAGCTATGCTGATCAATCATCTTAGGGAAGAAGCCGAGAAACAGAAAGCGAGAAACGCCAGATGACAACGTTAGCTGATATCAACCAGACCCTTACGGTCCAGAACGAGATGCAGGAAAAGACTACCAGGGCGGTAGAGTCTTTGACCAAACGATTTGCTGCATTTCTTCGGGTTGCCAAAGGAGATAAGTTAGAAGATCTAGAATCTCGTCGTGAGGCCAGACGACAAAGCCGTGCAATGGGATTTGCAAGCAGAGCTAAAGGTGCAGCTTCTGCGGTCAAGAATAATATTGGGTTAATATCAAAAATCCTAGGTGGTCTTGCTCTTGGTGCATTCGTACTACAGAATGAAGAACTCCGTACAGCTGTAGTTAACTTTATTACAACTGCGGGTGAGGGTATAAAAACATTCTTTGGA